AAGTTATGGAACAAAAAATCTTAGATATGGAGGAGGTTATTAACGAAATGGCTAAGGCGTATGGTAAATATGGTGATAAGGTAGAAGAAAAACTGAATCAGTTTATTAAATCTACACCAGCAGAACAACACTACTCATCTCTAAAGAGTGAATATAGAAATCTTATTAAAGAAAGAAAAACTACTGAGATGACTTCACTTGATAAACTAAGAGAAATAAGATTAAAAAAATAAATCCTACGGATTAAAAAAATAAAATAAAAAAATGGCATTAAATCTAAACGCACTTACAGCCTACACAAATGAGTTCGCAATTGACCTCATTAAGGAGGCGGTATTAAGAGGTAGAACAGTAGATTTGGTTACGGTTCAAGGTGGTATCAAATCAGCCGCTACAATCAACAGATTATCTACTATTCTAAACGCACAGGCAGGTGCTTGTGGTTGGAACGCAACTGGTTCAACTATTTTGGATCAAAGAACAATCACGGTATGTGATATAAAAATTAACGAAGCAATCTGTCTTAATGATTTAGAGGCTTACTACACTCAGGTTCAAATGAATCCAGGTTCATACAATACTGAGATACCTTTTGAGCAGTTATTTGCTGAAAACAAAAAAGACCAGATTATGGCACTTATTGAAGACCTAATTTGGAAAGGTAATACCGCAACTGGAACAGGAAACTTAGCACTTTGTGATGGTTTGAAAAAATTATTTGACGCTGGTATTACAGCATCATCTCCTTACTTTGGAACTTACTCCTTAGCAAACTTCGATAACGAGATTATTGACAAAGTAGATCAGGCAGTATCAAAAGTAAACACAAATGTTATTGACGCACCAGACCTTCACTTATTTATGTCTTACCCTGATTTTAGAAAATATGCTAAGGAGTTAAGAGACGCTAACCTTTTCCACTATACAGGAGCAGAAAATCAAGGTGGAGATTTTACCCTACTTGTTCCCGGAACAAATGTTAGAGCAATCGCTGTAAGAGGTTTAAACTCGGCAAACAGATTCCTTATCACACCAGCATCAAATATTTATGTTGGAACTGACTTACTATCTGACGCTGAAGATTTTAGAATCTTCTATTCACAAGATTTTGATGAAGTTAGATTCTTAGCAAAATGGAAAATCGGCGTTCAAGTAGCGTTCTTAGACCAAGTAGTTTACTATGTAGGTTCATAATCCTCTGGATAAAAAAAAAAAAATAAAAAATGGCTTGTTTATTAACACAAGGTTATACGCTGGGTTGTAGAGATTCAATCGGCGGTATTCAGGAGGCTTATATCGGAAACTTCAAATCAGGTGCTACATATACTGTAAACGCAGTTGATGATATTATCGCCTTTACTGGTCTTACCGTATCATACTTTACTTTTGAGCAGGAAATGGAGACAGGTGAGTTCAATCAAACAGGGGCTTACTCTACGGAGAATGGCACAGTATTTTTCGACCAACAACTCACACTTCTTTTTCATAAAAACGATAGTAATTTAAGAAATCAACTCCTTATCTTATCACAGGCGAATATGTCTGTTATTGTAAAAGACCAAAGGGGCGAGTATTGGTTGCTTGGATATCAAAATGGAGTAAGAGCAATCAACGGCGCTATGAATACAGGTAAAGCGTTTGGTGATATGAATGGAGTAACTATTACACTTCAAGGTAAAGAACCAGAACCAGCATATCGTATATCAGCGACAGCATCAGGATTCCCAGTCCCACTATAACCACTAAAAGAAAAAAACTAAACCCCGCTTGGAACGAAGCGGGGTTTTTTTATTTAAGACAAATGACCTCATTTTATATTTTTAATAAAAGTTTATATGGATTTGGAATTAAAATTAGAATACTATGATTTTTCTATTGGTGGTGGAAAAAAGAAAAAAATAAAACTAAAAGATATATGCCCATCATTATACCCAGACCTCTATAAATCAAATCTGAGCGACTTTTTTATAGTAAGTGAAGTGAATATACCAGAAGAAGTAGAAAAGTCGTTAAAATCAAAGAAAAAGGATATAAAAGCCGATGATACTAATAAATCAACAGGAGAGTAAGACTGTATATTTTTATTTAAATCCAGTTTTAAATCAACACTTTCTTTTTAAGTTTATATCAAATGATACTGGAAATATAACATACATGATGGCTACAAACTCGTCAGCGTGGAGTCATTATCAAAGTTTTACCTTTTCAGAAGGCGGAACAAACTCCTTTGCTGGTGGATTTGATTTAATACCCGGCACATACGATTTTGAAGTATGGGAAACGGCTACTTATTCCCTGACGGCCTCAACTCAATCAGCACCTTTACAAATAGGTCTGATGACGGTAGGAAGCGGAACGGGTAGTTGTTATATTTGGAAGGCAGAGCCCGAAACTGACTGGGTTTATTATGAACCATGCCCACCTGCGCCCTCTGGTTTAACAGGGTCATAAAAAATAATAAATAAAAAAATGAGTATAAATCTAAACACACTTTTTACAAACTTAGGTATAGTAGGCGGAAATACTGCGGCTAAAACTCAATATGATTTTTATTATGGTATAGAGTGGTCTGATGGTTCAAAGACCTACAATCAATATGAGTTTTTTAAGAAAATAGGTCAATCACGATATAATTTTTTCAAGCAATATTTAAATGAATATCAGTTTTATAGAGATACGACAAATCCAAACATAACTAATTTTAGGACTTTTTACGAGTTTGCTGCCGAAGACTTTGTTGAAGATTGGATTTTAGACGGCGGTATATGGAACGATTTTGGTGTGTGGGGAGATAGTTATGTATGGATTGATTAAGACAAAAAATTAAAAATTATATTTTATTAAAAATAAAGAAAAGAAATGGCTACATATTCTTTGATAAACAACGGAGATACAGGACTAACCGTAAGAACAACCTTAAACTCACTTCTAACAGATGTAAACAACGGAGATTATACACCAGTTAATACTGGTTCATTTGGCATCACAATAGACGGTGCTGGATCAGCAATTACAACAGGCGTTAAAGGATATGTTGTAATACCATTTTCGGGAACCATAACAGGTTGGACTATAGTGGCTGACCAAACAGGTAGTATAGTTGTTGATATTTGGAAAGACACATATGCTAATTTTCCACCAACGGTCGCTGACACGATTGCTGGTTCAGAAAAACCAACTCTTTCATCGGCTCGAAAAAATCAAGACAATTCACTTTCAACTTGGACTACGGCTGTAAGTTCGGGTGATTTGATTGCTTTTAATGTTGATAGTGTCTCAACGGTTACAAGAGTTTCCGTCTTTATAGGCATAACAAAATCTTAATATAAAAAAATGGATTGGAAATATAACTGGGAAAATATAGTAATTTTTGAATATAGAGATAGACGATTTGAAATCTTCATAGACGAAAATTTAAATGACGACGAGATTAACGATTTAGTCCGCGAAAGGATTGAGGAGTTGGACGCAGATTATGAATTATATAAATCAACAGACCATTCAGATTTATTTGTTGATAAAAGAAAAAAACCAGATTTAGAAAATGGCGATAATTACTAAAAGTTCAACAAGTGGAAACTGGAACGCGACTTCATCATGGGTCGGTGGTGTGGTTCCAACATCAGCAGACGATGTCATTTTTGACGGAACCTCAGCAGGCGTAATCTTAAATGTAGCATCATCGGTAAAAAGTTTGGATATGACAGGTTTTGTTGCAACCTTCACACAGTCAGCAAACTTAACAATATCAGGAACTACCGACCGACTTGGTCAGGCCTATACTACGGCTGCTAACTGTATAGTTTCAGGTTCTTACAATCACACAGGAACTGGCGTATTGACATGGGCTACTAATTTGGGTTTTCAACAATTAGACACAACACCAAGATTTTATTATAGTGGTCCTGCTTCAACAACTGCTAATTTTAAATTATATTCAGATGTTTATCCTTTATGGGGTGGCGCAAATTTAACTCAGGGTTTTAGTGGCGTGTCTGGCAATGCTATATTGAATTTTGGAGCAACATTTTCTATAATATACAAAGGTTCTGCTTTGAATCCTGCTGCTACTATAAATAACAGATTTGTTTTTAGAGGAAATTCATTAAGGAATTTTTCAACAAATGATAATAGAAACGACCATTTTGTTTTGGATTTGGACGGGGCGCCATACGGTCAAGTCGAGGCCACTCTTAATTTATTATCAGTAAAAGTTATATCAGGAACCGTATCTTGTGTGGCCTCGGCTGTAAATGAGTTTTCAGTAGGAACACCACGAGGTTTATATTTTCAATGCTTAAACAGCGCCAATACTGCTGTTAATGGAACTTGTTCTTTTACAGTTCTACCTGGAGCAAAAATATCAAATCTTACAACTTTACAAGGCGGTTTTGGTCCTTTTTTAGTATGGCTTCAAAACATAGATAATATGGTATTTGATATTGCCTCAGACCAAAAAATAGGTATAATAGATGCTTTTTCGTATAATACCACAACGGGTGCGATAAATGCTACAACAAGAAACCGCCTTTGGTGTAATTCTAAATTAAATGTGGATTGGTTTTTACTTAGGTCATACTCCGCAGGAACTTTTTTATTTCAAAATAACGAAAGACCAGTAAGATATCAAATATGGGGTGGTGGAGGACTTTCTGCCTCAATCGCCCAAGTAAAAGGCACCAATTTAGAAGTTACTTCAACATATACTGGTCATCCTTATACAGGAACTTCATCTCTTTATATGATGTCAAGAACACCAAGTTTAGAGTTTACTTCTGATGCGACACATAATATAAGTAATTTTATGACTGATTTTTATTATAGTGGTTCATCAGCAAATCAAACACAACTTGGGGCTGCGGCAACACCTGGAACTTTTTCATCTATCACGGCTTCTGTTCCCGCTACGATTGATATAGGAAACCAAGCGTTTATGTGGCGTTGGAACTTAAAAGATTTAAATTTTACTGGTAAAACGGTATATAATATAGATGGCACTTTAACTAATACAACTGGCGCACAAACAACTTATCCCACAAGTGGCGGTCAAACTGCTTTTACTTTTGTAAATTAAAACATGGAAGATACTATAATAAAAATTACTTTTGGAATAATTATATCAATCATATCGTTCTTTTTGAAAAGGACTTTTGATGATATAAAAACTCTACAACAACAAAATATCCAACAAGAAAAAGAGTTGGAACTACTAAAACTTGATAGCCTAAATAAATATAACCGACTTGAAGAAAAGTTTGATGAACTTTATTCAGCGGTAAAAGACCTTACAAAAGAAATAAAATCATTAAACCTACAACTTTCTAAAAAAAGAGACATATAATAGTTGATTCTTGTTTATCTAATGTGTGGAAAAGTCCTCAGTCCTAAACTGGGGATTTTTCTTTTTAGACAAATCTTAAAGAAATTATATTTAATAAAAAAGACGATTATGAAAAAAGAAATCATTTTAGGTTTAATCAGACATACTCTTACTTTTGTAGGTGGTATTTTTATTATGAAGGGTTTAGTTGATGAAACAACCGTAAATGAAATAGTAGGTGCTACTTTAACACTTGTAGGTGGTATATGGAGTATAATAAATAAAGCGTGATATGTCAAATAGTTTCAATATAAAAGTTCTCAATTTTGCTAAGGGTCAAGAACTTCCTGTGTTTCAGGAGAATAGAAACGGTAAGTGGTATGACTATGGTTTAGATAATCTTTATCCTCAATACCTGCTTAATGTTTATCACAACTATTCAAATAAACATAAGGCGATTATCAACACAAAAGTTCAAATGACAACTGGTAATGGTATTGAAAAAAGCAATCCAGAAATAGAGGAGTGGATTAAAAACCGCTGGTCTGATTATGATATGGAAGAACTTGTAGTCAAAGCAAATTACGACTTAGAAATATACGGTGGATTTGCCTTAAATATTCGTTGGAATATAGACGGAACAAACATAGCGGCTATTGACTATTTACCTTATCAAAAAGTAAGATTATCTACTGACGAAAATAAAGTTCTTGTCAGTAAAGATTGGTCTAACTGGCGTAGATCTGAATGTAAACCAGAAGAAAGGTGGAAGTTTTCGCCGAAAATGGCTAAGCAGCATCCTTCTCAAGTTTATTACTACACTCTTGATACAGTGGGTGGTGAATACTACCCTATACCTTACTATTCATCTACTCTACCGTGGATTGAACTTGACTGGGAAGTAGGTAATTTTCACCTGTCGTCAGTAAGAAACGGATTTATGCCCGGATTTATCTTAAACTTCTCGACTGGTATACCAACCTTAGAGGAGATGGAGGGCGCTTATAGAGAGTTTGAAAAGAAATATACTGGTTCAGAAAATGCTGGTAAGTTTATTCTTACTTTCTCAGAAGGTCAGGATCAAAAACCAGAGTTAATACCTATCAATCTTAATGATTCAGACGAAAGATTTATTTTACTAAGAGATAGTATGCGTGATGAAATATTTGTAGGTCATTCAGTAACAAATCCTCAACTATTCGGAATCAGAGTCGCTGGTGAACTTGGCGGTAAAGACCAACTCCTAGAAAGTTTAGCCATATTTCAATCAACATATATTTCAGTAAGACAAAAGCAATTGGAAAAATGTTTTACAAAACTTATGAATCTATCTGGCGTTGAAGGTGATCTGCGATTTAATAAATATCAAATAGATTTTGGAAATATTAAAGATTCTGGGATTAAAGACGAGCAAATAGAAGAAACAAAAACAATAGATTAAATCATGAGTAGAGTTCTTCTTATATCAACAGCCACTTTGAAAAAACATACTCCTATCCAGGATAATGTTGATGATAGTTTATTAAACCCTTATATCTATAAAGCACAAGAAACGCATATACAACAGATTTTGGGAACTAATCTTTATGATAAAGTGCTAAACTTAGTTCAAACTAACACCATAGGAACTGTTTCAAATGTCGCATATAAAACGGTTCTGGAAGATTATATTGTGCCCTGTCTTATTGAGTATTCATTTTACGAAGTAATGCCATTTATATCGCTTAAAATCACAAATAAAAGTATTGTCCGAGGTAATGCTGAATACGCCGCCGAAGGTGATTTGGCTGATTTGAAATATCTTAGACAATCGGTAAGAGATTTAGCCGAATTTTACGCCCAACGACTAACTAATTTTCTTAGACAATATTCAAATAATTATCCTGAGTATTTTACAAATTCAGGTTTGGATAAAATAGTTCCAAATAGCACATCATATTTCTCTGGTGTCTATATTGGTGGAACTGGTAGATTTCAAGATTGTAAATGGGGGTTGGCTGACAGGTGGCGTGATATTTATTAAATAAAAATCTTACTAAAAAATTTTCTTATTTTTAATATAAAAGTTTGGTGATTGAGTTGGAGGTAATCTCTAGCAAAAGGTGTTTTATAAAGATAGTAATAGTGTGTCAGTAAGAAATAATCTATATCTGTTTCATAACCCCATTTGAACCTTAGCAAAATTAATCTAATAAACTCTTTATCTTTTTTAGTAATGCTCTTAACATTAATCCATCTTGCTATACCTAGTTTCAAATAGTATTGTTTAGTATAACATGCTTTACAAACACCAGATTCTATAATCTGCATAGGCCTTTTTTTACAAAGAGGACAAAGCCGATGTTCATTCATATAATTTTATATATTGAAAAAACCTATTCTCCTATTAATTTATCAATTTTACTTGTTCTTTCAATCCTCTTTCTTATTTTTTCATATGAATAAGTATCAATTTGACTACAATAAATTATGATAGGAAGTTCAGAAAAATCAGATGGTTCCCAACCACATGCTTCTATATCTCCTTCATCAGCAATATCAATATGGTGGACTTTATATTTTTTATCAAATAAACAAAAAGTTTCTCCTATATCGTGAAAAACTGACATACAATCCATTGCTGAAAAATCATCTATATTTTCTAAACTGTAAATATAATCTTGTTGAATCATTTTTTTATATAATATTCTTTATCTAATAAATATTTGGTTATTGACCTTTTCAAATACCATAATTCATCATTTGTCATATTTTTTTCATTAAAGTCATTTAAAGCATTATTTATTTTTTTATTTACTAGTTGTAAAAAAAATTTTTTACTTATGGGTGTTTTTTTTAATAGCATTGTAATTTTTTAATTTTATTAAATCGTTTTTAAATTCATTTTTTTCTATATCTTTATAGATATATTTGTTTCTAATGGCTCTTAATTCTCCAGAATAAATAGTTCCAGTAAATTTTGGTTTTAATTGGTCAATAATTCCAATTACTTTTAATTTAGTCAATTCGTTTACTATCATACTTCTTATATTTTTTTAATTTTTAATTGGTTAATAATATATTTTTTTTATATATATTATATATTAAATATATAAAAAAGTTTAACTTATGACAATAAATCCGCTTAAATAACTTTAATTTTTTTTTATATGTTTCCAATTCCACCATCAAATATATCATCAATTGGTAATATAGAATTTATTATTCCATGTCTTTCTATCCTTTTTGCGAACTCCTGCGAATATTCGTATTCACTATATTCAAAACCATAATCAATAGTATTGTGTATCCAATCTCCTATTTTCCACCTTTCTTCATCATCCAACAAAGATTTAATACTTTCGTAATTTTCATTATTTAAGTCTAAATCAAAATCGACTAAAATTTTTTCATAAATTTGTTGCTTATTCCATAAGACATGAGTAAAATATTCTGGGTGTCGTTGCATAAGAAGGGACAAACCATAAAGATTTTTAGCATTATTCCAATCTGGGTGTTTTTCAATTTCTAAAAGCAATTCTGCAATCGTTTTCATTTTTTAGTTTTTATTATTTTTTTTATATATATTATATATTAAATATATAAAAAGTTTAACTTATGACAATTGGTTAATAATGTATTGTAATTAGTTTTAATCAAAAAAATTTATTCCATTTGGTGGATTTTTTACTTTGAAATATTTTTCTATAAAATCTTTAATTTCTTCGGACTGACTACCAAAAATATGGAAATTTAAATCTTCTATTTTAGCGCCTTCATCTATTTTTCTTTTCAATCCTAATATTTCTATTTCAATCGATTTATCTAATTTTCTTTTAGCATTAAATTTTATTTTACTCATGATTTTTTTTTATTTTTTTAAATATAATAAAAATCCTTAAGATAAAAAAATTTCTTAAACAATATCATTATATTTTTATATATATATTATGAAATATAAATCGGAAACTCAATTACTACATGAAGAAACAGGAATAAAACTTTGGAAAGTTGATATTAAAATTGGACAATGTAAAGCCATAATTTTTAGAGAATTAACCTGGAATGACGGGGAAATACAATTATTAGAATGGGATACTTTACCGCAGCATTGGAAAAGATGGATTATTATTGATTCAATCCTACCGCCACAAGAAACATATTATCAAAAAAATAAAGAAAAATTGAATGAATATAGCAAACAGTGGAAAAAAAATAATAAAGAAAAATGGAACCAATATCAAAAAGAAAAAGCCAAATTGAGACAAAATCGTCAAATTAAATAATTCCAAACTTTTTATATATTTTTTTATATAATAAATAAAGTTTATGAAATTACAAACAAAAGAGACATTAAAAAAAATAGCAATTGCTATAAATGAAAATTGGGGTCCAGAAGCAATAAATTATTCTGATTTTTTAAAATTGGCTTCAATTGAAGCAAAAAAATTAAATATTAATATTCATCCACATACATTAAAAAGATATGGAAAAAATTTAGAAGAATGGATAAAATTTTTTGATAATGATGTTAAAAATGAAATTTTAGTAAAAGAGGAATATGATGATTTTATTCATGATGGATGTAATAATTGGAAAAATATAATTTCTACCAATAATATTGATGATATTATAGCACCTGAAAAGATTGAAGTTGTAATATCTGGTAAAAAATTTATTTACAACTTAGTTATTCAGGATGAAAATTCGGAGATTTTAGAGGAAAAAAAAATTTGGACTGGTCTTTTTAATTATGATGATGTAAAAAATATAATTATAAGAAGAGGTAAATATACTGGAACAAATATTGGTAAAAAATCAAGTATAATTAAAAATTTTGGTTCTATATCTTGGTTTTACCAATGGTGCCACGGTCAGATTGAAAGAGGACAAAATATAAATTTTCCTGATACAGAAACAGATATAGAAACATTAAAAAAAATAATAAAATTTATAGACAAAAATATGAATTTTGGAAATTAATTTAAAACAGAGATTTAATTATATAATATATAATATATCAAAGGCAATAAAAAGCATTAGAAGGCAATAAAAAGTATTGGAAGGCAATAAAAGTAAAATAAAGATAAAAATTTATTGTTTAGGTCTTAAAAGGATTGATGCCTTTAGAACATCTCTATAAAGTTCTATAAATGAATGCACAAGGTTTTACTTGACTAATATCTATATATGCTTTCGGTTGGAAAGGTATATCATATATAGAAAAATAACTTTAATTGAAAAGTGGTGGCAATTCGCAAATCAGAAACCATCGACCTTAGAAAAAAAAAAAATTAAAGCCGTATCAGGGAGCGGATGCAAGAAAAAGCCAGTAAATAAATCACAGAGATTGGTTTATTGACACTTTATGATATAAAAAGGTTTTTTAATAAATGAATTTTTTATATCTAAGGGATAGACGATTTATGCAAAAAAAAAATTAAAATTATGAAAAATATAAAAAACTTAAAAATTGAATTTGTAAAACCAGATGAGATTAACCTAAACCCGAATAACCCAAGGATAATTAAAAATATTAAATATAAAAAATTAGTTAAAAGTATTGCCGAATTTCCAGAAATGTTAGAAGCCCGACCAATTGTAGTTGATGAAAGTGGAATTGTTCTTGGAGGTAATATGAGATTAAAAGCAGCACGTGAATGTAATTTGGAGCAAATACCCATTATTAGATTTACAGGTTTAACCGCGGAACAAAAAAAGGAATTTGTAATAAAAGATAATGCCAGTTTTGGAGACTGGGATTGGAATATTTTACAATATGAATGGGATATTACTTCTTTGACCGATTGGGGTATTGATTTCAATATATTTGAACACGAAAATTTTACAGATGATACCGATTCTGGTGAAAATAATAATGAAATAGTAGATATAAAAGATGTGGTTGATTTCCAAGAATCAGTAAATTTAATAATTAAATGTAAAAATTTGAAAGAAATGGAAATTTTACAACAAAAATTGGATATTGGAGATAAAATGAAATTAAATTTTGAACAATTTATTAAAAAAATAGACGCCTTGAAATGAAGATAGCAATTATAGAAATTTATCCACTTAAAAAAATCAATTTACCAAATATGATAGACGCTCATCTAAGGAACGCTTTTATCCTAAAAAATCATTTAGATAAAATCTGGGAATGTGATTTAATCATAACAGAAGACGATTTTTTAAGAAGTTTTAATAAAAAATATGATATGTTAATTTTAGCTTATGCTAGTCGATATGCTCCTTTTAATTCTATAAAAAAATTGTTAGAACTTAACCCAGAAGCAAATAAAATCATGATACAAAATGAATATACATTAGGAGCGAGCGCCGTTGGTGGTTTCAAGGACTATGATTTGATAAGTAATTATCCATTTAACGAAGTATATACAAAAGGTTCCTCAAATGTGAAGAAAAATTATACGCTAAATTTAAATTTACTTTTTTCAAGAGTAGCAAATCCTATAGCAGAAAAAAAATATGATTGCATTTATTATGGAACTTTCCGACCAGGTAGAAAAAAATATGCAAAAGAATATTTACAAGATGGTATTTATTTAAGCACCACGGCTAAAAACTATAAAAAATATATACATACTGGTTGTAATCCTAAATTAATAACCAAATTGAATTGGCAATTTGGTCAAGAAACCTTAAATAATTTTAAGTATAGCATATATTTTGAGGACGAATTTACGCATAAAATTTACAATCATCTAGCAAATAGATGGTATGAATGCGGATTTTGTAATGTTGTTGTTTTTTTTGATTGGAACTGCAAAACGACAATCCAAAAATCTGAAATAAGTCCCTATTGGGAAGAAATCCAATGGTATATGGTAAAAAATTTAGAAGAATTAAAAGAAAAAATAAAAATCTGTAATTTGGATTTTATTAAACATTTGGAAATACAAAAAGGTTGGAGAAAATCTGAGCAAATTTTAAGAAAAAATATGTTGGCTGATTTTAATCAAATTTTAGAAAATATAAATGCTGGAAATTAATGTTTTGGGTTTATGGTATAAAAATTTCAGGAACATGGAGGTATATTGGCATGACCGGAAATATTGAAAAAAGGCAAAAAGAACATAATTATTATTGTTTTAAAAAACTTGGTAAAAAACAACTTTATAATGAAGTAAGAAATACCGATATAAAAAATTTGAAATTAATTAAAATTAAAAATTTTGGTAGAAAAGTAGATGCTAAAAGATATGAATGTTATTTAATATTAAAAGATTATTTTACGATGGGTAATTTATGGCAAAGAGTGCCAAGAATATCTGATATTTAAAAAATAAAAATAAAGATAAATAACAATAAAGGACGATTAATTA